GCCGACAAAATCCGGCATTGATAGACGCTGTTCTATTGCGACGAGCAAATTGCGTCCACCAAAATCGATAAGGGAGCGACGTTCCGCCGTAGCGTTTGAATACGTCATTGATGTTGTTTCAGCACTTGCAAAATATGCCGGTAAGCCAATAGCGCGACATAATTCTAGCGCTACATATTGACGAGCTTCATTTAGTTGCAGTTTGTTTGGATCAATTCCCATAGCCTGCAATTCGACATCGGCATTCAGAAATGCTGTGCTCCGAGTGCTGCGGGCTACGCGCCAGGCTTCAAGCAATTTGCCAATACGCTCGCTAGTAAGATTTGTGCCGTTTGATTTTAATACCATCATTGGTACTGGTTCCTTGGCAAAAGCTTCTGATGCATTTTCTAATGCAATAGCTGCGCGAATCGTGCGACCTGCTCGAGATAAAAATCCTTCATCTAAACCATTAAACACAACAAGTGATCCAACGCCCATTGTCGGAACATCGTAGCCATCAACTCGAAACCCAACTATTTCAGTTGATGCTGCGTTAAGTGTTTCAGTTACGCGCTCTGGTGCAACGCGTGTCCATTCTTGAATTCGTCCATCTGCATACATAGACATAACTTGTCCATACGCCACGCCGTGAAATAATAAATCTTCAGCGATAAACGCATAAATAGCAGAACCGGGAACGCGTGAATCGGGTTGATTAATTACGCGATTGGGTTCGACATGTCCACCGGTACTTTTAATGTATTGTTCTAGTGGCAAAGTCGCAAGGCTGCATAAAATGTTACGCGCTCTTGCGATTGTTGGAATTGCCATTGCCTGTTGGCGTGAAGCAGATCCCAGGGTGCCAAACAAACTGCTTGCTGTTGAAAGATTATAAGGAACTGGAGTCGCAGCTGCATCAACCGTCATTGCTGGTTGTGGAGCTTTAGCGAATAAATCTTTGAGTGCCATTAGCACAAAATTATAGCATAATCAACCTAACACGATATCAACTTCTGAGTCAGGTCGTGTCGCAAAGTGAGACACCATCGCCATCCCGACCGTTGCGCATATTGTGGCACCAGATGCTTTTCGTCCCAGGTACCAGCCTCCATCTTTGAATGGCAATTTAACAGCTGATAAAACTTGCTTGTTTAATTCGGCTTGATTTGTATGAACTAATCGCTGGGAGGTAATTGCCGACAGCATTTCATCGCAAGCTTGCCCATAAATTGCTCCATCGATTGCACTCGTTGGAATTCCTGCTGGGATCAATCGAGAAGCAACTGCGCCAGCCGTTTGACGACTATAAGCGACCGTCTCCACGCTGTAACGCTTCGTCCAGACAGCGATACTGTTCGCAAGGTCTTTATCGTCAATCGAAACTGGATTCGAATATGTCTCCAGTAATACAACGCAGAACTTGTCCCCAACAAGTCGTTGCGCTGCAACTAACGCAGCTGCTTTTCGATCTGGTGATAGATCAATCGCCATCCAAGTTGGTTGCTCCCGATCCAGAGCAAGCGTAGTCCCATACGCGCACTCTGACCAACTTGACGGATTGATGGCTGGATTGATTTGACTCACCCATTGGCAAAGCAACTCAGTACGGATAATAGACTCATCATCCGACATTGCGCTTTTAAGATTGTCGATATGGATCGTGTGTCCAAGGCTTGGGTTGGCTTGTTGCCAGCCGTTCATGTCATCGATTGGACATCCTGGCTCTGCTGACCATTCAAACCAACCAATCGGATCATCGAATCCAGCAGCTGCTGCAAGTCCGCGCTCTCTCATGCGTAACAAGATTACTGAATGCTGGTCTCCGGCATTCGAATACATAATTGCCATGGGATTTTTGGAAGCCATCTGAGTAAAACGAAGCGATGCCCAAACTTCATCGTCTTTGTATTCACGAACTTCATCAAGATGGATTGTGTCTGGCGCTGCGATGCCTCGAGCAGCCGAGTTATTGGCTCTTACCAGGTATCGAGTGCCATCATTAAGTTTAATTTCTTGGCTTCCCTTGGTTTCGTACTTTTTTACAAACCGAGTCACAAGTTGTTCATTGGCTTGAATGATCTCATCGATTTTCCAAAAGATTTCAGATGAGGTTGTGAGCTTGTGTGCGGTGTGGATCTGCAAACGCTCGCCCCAAAGAAACATCCCAGCCAAGATACGAAGTTGCATAAAGGTAGATTTACCATTTTGGCGAGCCATGATTACGCCGACTTCATTGTGATACCAGCGACCATCAGGCTTGACTCGGTGCATCTCAATAGCCAAAAGTTTTTGCCAAGGTAGCAGCTTGAAGTAGTTGCCAGTAACTGGATCAATGATTTTCTCGCAAAAGTCAATCATTTCTTGTCCACGGGACGGTAAATCGACCGGTTTTGACCTAATACGCGGTTCTGTCGCCCCTAGGTAAGCCGTAGGAGGGCTATCTAAGCCGTTTTGAGGGTTTTGAGTCATATCTAGTCGAAGTCCTCTTGATAGTGGCTTATTGAGCCGTTTTTGGGGGCAAAAGATCCAAGGGGGGTCATGGGTGTCGGAACGCTCTCAAAAAAACCACCCCCCTTACTTAAATTACATCTTTTGCATAGTGCTTGAAGATTATCCATAGAATCATCGCCTCCAAGCTTCCTAGGTACTATGTGATCGACATGGGTGGCTTCCATCCCACATCTTTGACATGTGTGCTGATCTCTTGTTAATACTCTTATTCGAATCTTACGCCATAAGGCAGTAGATCCATCATCTCGTAACGCTGATTGCTTAGCCATCAATGGTAGTTATTTCTTTTGAAGAATTCCCAAGCTTTACATGGTGTCCCATATCGTACTTCGATATAGCCAAGTCCCCATCGCACTTGCTCATACTTGTCTGCTGTCTTTAAATATTCAGATCGTCCTTGTGGTATTCCATAATGACTGCCTGATTGCGCGTTTTCATTCCACGCACTTTCTTTTCCATATAGAGATGCTAAGCATTTATATTGCTGGGTATCTTGTAATAAATGAGCTGCATATTCTTTTGCTGAAACATATCGCTTTACTTCATCAGGTGAACCGGCGTAAGCAGGTGTAAACAGAGTTATCCCAATAGCCACTAGCACCGAGCGACCTACCCGCCTCAGCGGGTCGCTCTGAACGCCTGATGCGTTCTGCGTCGATAGCGTATCAGCCTTGTCAAGTTCCCCGTTTGATGATCGGCGTGTCATTGATGTCCCCAACCTGTACCTTTAAAGTTGATGCCGAAATTACTGTAGATTCTTGTCATTTGAATACCACAACACATTGGCTGATGTTCTTCATGTATTGACTTTTGAATCTCCATAGTTATTTCGCAGCTGATACATTTGTATTCATATACTGGCATGTTAAACATTCCTTTCCTTCAAAGTTCCAAGATCCGCATCCTGAACATCTGACTACCTCATAAGCTGGCACTACTTGATGCAGAATTGGCATAAGATCATCAACCCGCATAAATGCCAGGTATTGACCTACATCTTCTCCCTGTCCGTTGCATCGCATGATGACTATTGGCAGTTTTCCGTTCGCATTTGACGCAGCTTGTTTAATCCAGGCTAAAGGCTGAAAGTCAGATCTTGCTTTGACCTCGATGCTGAGAGTTGGGATATTGAGGATGTCCTCACCTTGCCTCCCAGCACCTGCGGTATCGGCATAAGCCCACCATTGTTTTAGGTATTCGGCTATGACCTTTTGAGTCCTATAACCTCGATGTTTTCGATGGTTTGTCATAGATGATGTTTATTCTCGCATCTATTACATAACCAAAAGACTAGACCATCCTCACGATCGTATTCATTTACTTGGGTAAAAGCATCGCAATCTGAGCAGTTCATAACACCGCCATAACCGCTAAAACTATAAATAAAGCCGTTCATTGGGCTTTTGTAAATGTCTTTATCCATTGATCGAATGACATTTCTTGCAAGTCCAGGTTGCATTAGCTGGTGCATCGGCATTTTCAATCTTTGCCACATGATCAAGTATTACTTCCTCGTTGCATAACTGGCATCTTAAAGTCAAGTGCATGAGATTCATCCATTGACCGTTTACCTTAACTTCTACGAAACCCATCAAACACTCCTTAACTTTTGTCGTTCCCATTTGCCAGAAGATCCAAGGCTGTACCAAACCGTTGAACATTTTGCTTCGCCTGTTCTTGGTGCATAAGTGCAGAAAAATCCGCCCCAGCCACGCCCATTCTTTTCGCCTTCTTTCCATGCCATTTCGCCATGAATGCATTCCTCGGTATTAGTGCCACCCAAAAGATCCTGGATATTGGCAATCGCCTCAGCTGCAGTAATTGCTGGTGTCTGATTAACATCGCCATAAATTGGTTCAGTAGTCCAAGGATCAGCAGCTAATGCTTCCTCTTTTGTTTTAAAACTTGGCACTTCCTTTGCCTTAGCGATGTCCTTGGCTGATAGGCGTTCGACCTTGCTCATTTCTTCTCTTGAAGGTCTCTTTCCTTTAGCTGCATAACCGCCGTTTGCAAGTGCTCTACCGATCGCTGAAGTCTCACAGTTCTCAAGAGCTGAAGTCGAATTAACACCCCGATCAGTAACCTTCTCCTCAGCGTATCCTGTCGAAAACGCCACGCTATCTGCGAAAGTTCGATATAAGTATGCTTTAACAATAAATC